TTTGGAATATTTCTTACCACATTTGAAATATTTTGTTTTATTTCGCTATGAGTTAAACCTTCTATTTTTCTTAATCTTGCTTTCATCATACTAAAATAATTTTCAATTGAATTTTCTAACTGCGTAATGAAAATGTTGATATGGAACAGCATAAAGTAGTTTATTATTCTTATTTACTAATTCCTTTATTTTATCGTTTCTATGACTACTCGCATTATCTAAAATGATTAATTTATCCTTATATTTACTTGTTATATGTGTTTCTAAAAATTCATATAATCTATCAGCATTTATTCCACTTTTTTCATATAATTCCCAACACAAAACTCCTTTTGTTGAAATAGCAAATATCCCTGTATATTTTTCCAAAGGCACTGCATATCGTGAATACTTCTTGTGATTGTGTTTTTATTGCACATCTTTTTCCTTTTTCACTATAACAATGATGTCGTTTTTCTAATGATTTTATGCTTGTTTCATCGATACAAATAATATCATCAACATTATATTTTTTAATTTCATCATAAAATTCTTTAATTTTACTATTGATATTTATTTCCTTACCAAATCTTTTAACTGGTTCGTGTCTAAATCGTGTCATTTTTAGAGTTATATTATTGTCATTAACAACACGATTTAAGTGTCTTCTTGTAATGTTAAAATTAGGATATTTATGTTGGATTTTTGCTAATAAATCTTCCATAGTAATAGTTTTATCTTTTTTGATTTCGTCAAGTATAAACTTAACTTCATTTTGTTTAATTTTATATGCTACTGGTTGTCTGTTATGTCTTTTAACTGCACCTTTAACACTACAAATTCGTAAAAAAAGCAAAGAATTAAAAGTTCGTGATTATTTATTTCAAGAATTTCAAGGATTCATTCATGATGAACCACTATGGACATGTAATTGTGATTGTAGTCACAGAAGAAGAATAGATTTTCGTAAATTAATTAGTAATACTTTATTGTGTGTAGAAGTTGATGAAAATCAACACAAAAGATACAGTATGTATGATGAAGAAATAAGATACAATGATTTATATATGCTACATAGTGGAAAATTTATATTTATTCGTTTTAACCCAGATAAATTTGAAATTCAAGGGAAAAAATATAACCCAACAATGAATGTAAGATTAGAAAGATTAAAAGATGAAATTAAAAGGCAATGTTATAGAATTGAAAATGAATTGAATAATAATTTAATTGAAATAATTAAATTATATTATGATTCTTAAATAAACATATTTGTTGTATATCTTCCTCCATACAATGATTTATACATTTGTGATTTGCATGATTTATATTTACATTCATTAACATTTTTTTTCTTATATTTTAAATTTTTATTTTTTTGTGTTTTATTAATTTTTTTATTATGTATTTTTAATGTTTTGATCATTATATATATTATTTATATTAATTTATATAATTTTTTAAAATATTTAAGCAGCAGAAGCTTGCATTGATTTTGATGCAGAGGCTTGAGCCATTTGACTTGCGGATTTAGCTAATGCAAGAGAACGTCTTGCCATACGGCTTGCTGATTTTGCTTGAGATTTGGAAGCTGATCTGGAAGCAGAAGAAGCGCTTGCAAGTGCCCTTTGCATGCTTTTAGATGCTTGTCTTGCTAATGCTCTTGCTTTGCTTGCTTGTTGGCTTGCCATTCGTTTCATTGTACGAGCTCTGCTTCTTCTTGCAGAACGACTTCTAGATGCTGAACGACTTCTTGAAGCAGAACGTGAACGACGACGATGTGATCTTCCCATATTATATATTAGTTTAAGAAAATAAATATTTTTTAAAAAGATTTTAAAATAAATAATAATTAAACTCACTAAAATATATTTTTTTGTAAAATTCCTAAAAAAAATAAAATAAAATAAAAATATATTTTTTAAATCAATTTATTAATTTTTATCAAAAATTCCTAAAAATGCAAAAAAATAAAATGTTACAAAATATTACAAAATATTAAAATAACATAAAATATCAACTACCAAATTGTATCTGTTGTTTTCCAATACATTTTATCACCTTTTTTAATATTATATAAACTTCTAAATAATTCTAAACGCGATAAAGGACAATTTGTTCTATATTTATCTAAAGGATGTGGATTTGTTTTTAATTGTGCTTGAATTGCTTCATCAAATATTTTTTGTCTTGCTTGAACTGCTAAATAAATAAAAAAAGCATGAAAAGAAACTGCTCTTATGGGAACAATATCATCATTTTTTTGTTGAAAATCTCTTAAATATTCTTCACAAATTGCAAATCCAGAAATATCTGCCAAATTTTCACCAGTACTTAAAGTAGCATCCATTTTTATTCCATCATAACTTGCAAATTTTTCATATTGTTCTACAACATCTTTAACTTTTTTATTAAATTTTTTTCTATCATTTGGAGTCCACCAATTATGTAAATTTCCCTCATGATCATATTTACTTCCCATGTCATCTAAACAATGTGACATTTCATGACCCAAAGTTAAACCAATATGTGCTAAATTGTATTCTATACCTCTTTCTTCTAAATCTATGAATGGTTTTTGCAAATAAGCCAATGGAACATAAATTGAATTTTCAGTTGGAGTATAATAAGCATTTACTATATATGATTGTTTTCCAACCATTTTAAATTCTTGCCAATCAATTATTGGTATATCTACATTGGTACTTTTTCCATCTAATTCTATCAATTTTTTAGTTCTCCAAAGTGCTACTTTTCTTATATTTTGATAAGCTCCACGATTATTATAGTCTAATATTGGGTCTTCTCTTAATATTTTTGGACTTCCAACTTCAAGCTTAATAGTTTCTAATTTTTTTAATGCATATTTTTTTGTCGATGGAGAAAGCCAACTATTTCTTTTTATTATTCTTTTATAAACAACTAATAAATCTGTTGCCATATTATGAACATAATCAATGTGTTGTTGTTTTTTATTTCTATCTATATATTCATTTGTTAAAAATGTATTAAAGCAAAGAGATAATCCAACAATTGGAAATATTTCTCTAGGCCATGGAACAGGTTGTCCTGCAACATATTTTCCATGAAATTCATAATAAATTAAACGCCAATCATCATGAAATCTCATTACTTGACGATAAATGATGTATAAAAAATATGTTTTCCATTTTATTCCTTTCCATGCATCATCCTTATTTAAAATTTCAAGAATGCATTTAATATAATTTTTGCTAGTACATATAAATTGTTTTGGTGTTTTTTTATATCCAATATGTTTAGTAAATTCAGACCAATTAAAATTACATTCAATATTTGAAATATCATTTGTCATAACATTATAACCTTCTAAATTATCATTTTTTATTTCATTACATCCAAGAGCATTCAATATTTCATATTCACAATCCCAAACATATTGTGCTTCATATGGATTATTTTTTCCAGAAATTTCTTTGAACATATCTGTAATAAATTTAAAATACTTTTCTTTAAATTCTCTTTTATATTTTTTTGTTTCAGGTTTATCATATGGATCATCTATATATATTTCATAATCATAAATAGATAATTGAGGAGCAGAAACAGTGCTTCTATATATTTTTGCATTTTTTTCATCTCTCATAACACCCCAAACAATAGGACATCCCCAAGATATTATTTCATTTGTATTTATACTTCCTAATAATTCATATAAATTACCACGTTCAATTATTTGTTCTATCATATTTGTAATCCACTTAATATAATCTTCAGCATGTTTAGTATCCAAATGATACAATGATTCATAAACAGCTTTAATTGCTTTTCCTTTTCTCGAATTACCATTTTTTTTAATGAATTCTTTTACAATATCGATTAATTCATAATATACTTTTTCTTGTGTTACTCGAAAACTATCAACTTGAACATAATATTTTTGCTCTTTTTTCAATTTTTCATGTTGTTTTTCTAACCATTGATAATTTATATATGTGTAATAATCATCTTGTGGAGTTATATGACCTGGTGTAAATGGTATTTTAAATAAATTTATCAATTCTTTTTCAATGTCATGATTTGCTTTATTTAAATTTTTATCCAATGTTTTTTCATATTCTTCTTCAAATGTGCTGAATGTATTTGCATTTGTATCGCAATATTTTTTAATTTGTTGTATTGTCGGTTTGCATTGTTTTTTTTTTATTTTTTTTAAAGTTTTATTGTGATTATTATTTTTATTTTTGTGCGATTGCATTTATTTTATATATAATAAAGATAAATAATAAAAATAGTAATTAATATTTTTATTATTCTAATATATTATCCTAATTTACTTTCCAATTTATTTATTAAATTTGAACTATATACTAATTTTCCAGAAGGTTTGTAATTATTTATTGGAGTATATTTTTTGCTGTTTTTAATTTGATTTGATTGACCCTTATTGTGCAATAAATTGTCTGGATTATTTGTATCATTTTGTTCTTCATTTTGTTCTTCATTTTGTTCTTCAATTTTATTACCAAATTGATCAACAATTATTCCAGTTTTTTTCTTCAATTCATTTCTAACATATGTTGGTATCCAATTGGACCATGATATTAATATTGTATTTGGATGAAAATAACGAACTTGAAATCCATTTTGTTGCAATTGATTCATAACATATGCAATGCAAGCTGCTTGATCATATCTTGGAACACCAATTATAGTTTCTGGTATAAAAAACCAACAAAATTTATCATGTGATGTTTTTGACACAGTTTTAATTTTAACATGAACACGATTCAATATTTTTTTAAATAATTCTAATTTTTGCAAATCTTTTATTCTTTTTTTTTCATACAATTCATCAATGTTAATTTTTTCAGAAAAATCTTGGAAATTTTCAAGATTGAATATATTTGCCATTATACTTGTTAATTATAGGAAAGAAAAAATAGAATTATTTATTTACGTATTTTTTATTATTTAATATATATTAATTTAAAAAATATGCATATTAATTTGAAAAAATACAAAATAAAAAATAAAATTAAATAAATAAACATGACAATCAAACATTTAATTATATCTGGTGGTGGTCCGATGGGATTACGTTATTTAGGTGCATTAGAAAGTTTGCATAATAAAAATTTTTGGAATATTGAAAATATTGAGAGTATTTATTCTACATCAATCGGAACTTTCATTGCTACATTTTTTTGTCTTAAATATGATTATGAAACATTAAATAATTATTTAATTAATCGTCCTTGGTATGAATCAATAAAATTAACTCCAAAACAATTATTTGAATCTTATTACAATAAAGGATTGTTTGATAGAAAAATAATTGAAATTGTATTTACACCATTATTTAAAGCTAAAGATTTAAATATAAATATTACATTGCAAGATTTTTACAATTATTCAAATATTGATTTACATATATTTTCATTTGATGTTAATTCATTTAAAACTGTGGAATTTTCACATACAACACATCCAAATATTGAATTAATTGATGCAATAACTATGAGTTCTAGTTTACCTGGATTATTTATTCCAAGTTTGAAAGATGGATGTTGTTATATTGATGGTGGTGTTTTGTGCAATTATCCAATTAATGAATGCATTAGGGATCATCCAAATGAAGAAGAATGCTTAGGTGTAAATGTATGTTATGTTTCTTCTGATGAAAGATCAACAATTAATTCAATAATCAATGAAAATTCTTCGTTATTAGATTATATAATATCAATTTCTGTAAATTCAATGTATTACATTAGAAATAGTATAAAAACATATAATATAACTAATCTTGTAAATTGTAATATAAATTTTAATCCATTATCTATTGATTTAATTATATCAATATTAAAAGAAAAATCAGTTAGAGAAGAGTGGTTTAAACAAGGAGAAATTGATGCTGATATTTTTTTGGAAAATAAACACAATTAAATAAAATGTTTAAAATCATAAAATAATTAAATATTTTTATAAAATATAAATATATTAATTAATTTTTATATTAATTTTATGAATATAAATATAATTTATTTTTATTTAAAAATAAAAATTGAAATTTATTTATTTAATTTAATTGACAATAAATTATTTTATAATAATGGATGATAATTTAATTGATGAAAATGATGAATTCAATGAAATAAGTGAAATAACTAACAATGATTTAATATTTCAAGAAGATAATGAAACAATTGAACTTGTTAAAAATAATTCTTTAAATTTAAAAAATAATAAAAGTAAAAAGAAAAAAACAAAAATGTCAGCTGTTCAAAAAGCTGAATTATGGAATATATTTGAAAATGATGTAGAAATTGAAAATTCTAAAAAAATGGAATGCATAGTTAGTGAAATAAAAGACAGAGAATTTTGTGATCAGTGCAATTCTATATTACAATATTCTGAAGAAGGATTTCTATCATGTACTAATAATAAGTGTGGCATTATATACAAAGATACACTAGATCAAAGTGCTGAATGGAGATATTATGGAGCTGATGATAATCAAAATAATGATCCAACAAGATGTGGAATGCCAACAAATCCATTTCTTGAAGAATCATCTTTTGGTTGTAAAGTTATTTCAATTGGAAAAACATCTTATGAAACTAGAAAACTCAGAAGATATACTGAATGGCAATCAATACCCTATGATGAAAAAGCGATGTATGAAGAATTTCAAAGAATAATTGTATATGCACAAAATGCAGGAATTTCAAAAAAAATTGTTGATGATGCAATAAAATATCACAAAAAAATATCAGAATATGAACAATCATTTAGAGGTGATAATAAAAGCGGATTAATCATTGCATCTATTTATATTTCATTTAGAATTAATAAATATCCTAGAACAGCAAAAGAATTAGCAGCAATGTTTAATGTTGATGTTGGAATTGCAACAAAAGGATGTAAAATAGCATTGTCAATACTTAACAATTTAGAACATGATGTTACATCAGATGATAAAACAAATTTTGTAAAAACAACACCAATTGATTTTATTGAAAGATATTGCAGCAGATTAAACATAAATAATGAATTAACACAATTATGCAAATTTATTTCAATAAAAATAGAAAAAGAAAATTTAATGCAATCAAATACTCCTAATTCAATAGCAGCCGGAATAGTTTATTTTATATGTAAAATTTGTGGATTAAATATAACAAAATTTGATATAAAAAATGTAAGTGAATTATCCGAAGTAACAATAAATAAATGCGCCAAAATATTAGAAGATATGACATCAAGATTAGTTCCTGATGTTATAATTAAAAAGTATAATATACAAATATAAAAATATAAAAATTATTAAATTAAAAATGCAACATTTTATTCTTTATATTTTTTACTTTTATTGATTGGTTTTGTTATAAATACATATGAAAATGGTGTAAATAAAAATCTAAAAAAATTACAACTACTACAGTAGCACATAATTCCATCTTCATCTTTTAAATAATTATAAATATCTAAATATTCAATCATTATATTTTTTTTTAAAATATATTTTTTTATCAAATAATTTATATATAAACATACATTTCCAAATAAAATATTCATTTTTAAGTAATAATTAATTAATATTTTTATATATATATTTTATAATATGTTTTATTGTGCATAATTAAATAAAAATATTTTGTATAAAAATCAAACAAAAAAATAAGTTTATAATAAAAAATTAAAATACTTTTTTATTATAGTTTGAAATGGAAAATGTTGATTCACAAATACCATCTGTTGTGTTTATTGTTCCTTATAGAAATAGACATCAACATAAAGCATTTTTTTTAACATATTTAACTTCAATTTTACCATCATCATTGAAATATGAAATATATTTTTCTCATCAATGTGATATTCGTTCTTTTAATCGAGGTGCTGTAAAAAACATTGGATTTATTGCAATAAAAAATAAATATCCTAATCACTACAAAAATATTACATTTGTTTTTAATGATATTGATACAATTCCTTTTACAAATTTATTTGATTATGAGACTAAACCTAGCACAGTAAAACATTTTTATGGATTTACTTATGCTTTAGGAGGAATAGTGTCAATAACTGGTGAAGATATGGAAAAAACTAATGGTTATCCAAATTTTTGGGGATGGGGTATGGAAGATAATGTTCTTCAAAAAAGATGTGAATTAAACAATATAATAATTGATAGAACCAATTTTCATAAAATTGGTAGTCAAAATATAATTCATTTGTTTGATGGTGTTTCAAGAATAATAAATAGAAAAGATCCTTATAGAGCAACACATGATAATGGAATTGATGGAATAAGAACAATAAATTCATTAAAATATTCAATTAATATAGAATCTGATAATCCTATTGATAATTTATATAATAATTCTAATACATTTCTTACTACAAATAATAATATTTATTTTATTAATATTAAAAATTTTTTAACAGGAGTTAGATTTGAAAATGAAAATTATTTTAATTATGATTTAAGAGAACCTCCAAGACAAATTATTCATCCAAATAAAATAAAAGCAAAAGTTGTTAATCATATTACAAATGATTGGTCAAATATTCCTTATTATCCAACAGTATTAGATAAAAAAAAAATTGTAAATAAATATGGAAAAGAAAAAGCTGAAGAAATTATACAACATCAATTAAATCAATCAAATGCACATCATTTACAACAAACACAAGAAGAAACACAAATAAATGAAAATGAATTTAAACCAACAAATAGTTATGACAATATTTTAAATAAATTAAATATTAAACAATACAATCAATATCAACAAAAAATTGGTTCAAATTCAAGAATAATTCCACCGAATGTTAATATATTTTCAAAAGAATATGCTGACATAATTACACCAAAAAAACGTGCAACAACATCAGCAAATGTTAGACTCGGAGGTATTTACTAATTAATTCATTTTAAATCTATATTTAATTCATCACAATCAAAACACGAATCTAAATTTCCTTTTTTTGATGATTGTAATATTTAAAACATTTTTTAACTTCATCTGTTCTTTCATATGTGAATTGATGATTGCATTTATGCACGTTTTTTGCGTTTGGTATATAAAATTACCAAGTATTTCAATTTTTATTTCTTTAATTATTTTACTTCCTATTTTTTGTCCAATTAATTTTTGGTTTAAACATTTTTGTGATAATATAAATAAAAATATATATATTTATATATTTTTATATTTTATATATAAAAATAAAAAGAATTTAAAAAATATAAATTATTTAAAAAATATAAATTATAAATGTTACAAAATTTAAATGATTTAGAACATGTTTATTATATTAATCTGGAAAATAGAACTGATAGAAAAGAACAAGTAGAACAAGAATTAAATATACTTGGATTAACAAATTTCCAAAGATTTAATGCGATAAAAGCAACAAATGGTGCAATTGGTTGCACATTAAGTCATTTAAAATTATTAGAAATAGCAATTGAGAATGAATATTCACATATTCTTATTTTAGAAGATGATATACAATTTTTAGATCCTGAATTATTTAAAATTAAATTTAATGATTTTTTATTGCTTCATCAAAATAATTGGGATGTTATTTTATTTGCTGGAAATAATATTCCTCCATATTTTCATATTGATGATACTTGTGTTAAAGTAACAAGATGTCAAACAACAACTGGATATTTAGTCAATGGACCTTACATTAGAACTTTATACAATAATATGAAAGAAGGATTAAATAAATTAATTAAAAGCCCACATATGCATTATTATTTTGCTATTGATAAATACTGGTTTTATTTACAACAATTACATAATTGGTATTTAATAATACCATTAACAGTTGTTCAAAGAGAAGGATATAGTGACATAGAAAAAAAAAATACAAATTATACAAAATTAATGACTGACTTAGATAAACCATATTTAAAATTACCAAATTCAATATTATTATAAAATAATTATAAAATAATCATAAAATAATTATTAAATATATATTATTATTAAATATATATTATTATTAAATAAATATTATTATTAAATAAATATTATTATTAAATAAATATTATTGTTAAATAAATATTATTAAATAAATAAAAAAACAAACAAACATTAAAAAATATATCATAATAAAACAATAAAAATATAAAATAAATGCCAAAAGTTGCATTTTTAATTGTTTATATTAGTTACAATTGTGTTCATACTAAAAAAGATACTATTGAAGAAAATGAATTGTATCAATTTATGATTGATGAATTAACAGAATATATAATAAATAATTCATGTTCTAAAAAATTTAATTCTATTTGTGATATAGAAAATTTTTGGAAAAAATATGATGATTATTTAGTTTGGGAAGCACATTATGTAAAAAATGATGAATGGATAAATATAAAACCTACTAATGAAGATATTTTATTGAATATTCAAAATTTAAGTAATTCTTTTATTGATGAATATGAAACAATTAGTTATGATAAAAATAATTATGAAGATGATTCAACTATTTATACAATTTCTGATGAAAGTGATTCAACTATTTTTACAATTTCTGATGAAAGTAATTCAACCATTTTTACAATTTCTGATGAAAGTAATTCAACCATTTTTACAATTTCTGATGTAAAAAGTGACATGAATTATATTTCATCAGTTTCTTCAAGCATTTCTAACATATCATCGGATGATGATTTAATAGAAATTAATTGGGCATCTATTTCTAACCAAGAAATAGAAAATTTATTAAATAACATTGATGATTAATTAATAAAAATAATTCATTTGCATTTTCGTTTAATGATAAAATAATTTATAACATTTTATTTTAACTATATTTATGGATTTACAAATTGAAATAAATGATATTAGATTGAATATAGATAAACAAAAAATTCACAAAATGATTTTTTTATTTAATGCACTAGAAAATGGATGGAGCATTAAGAAAAAAAATAAAGAATATATATTTTCAAAAAATCATGAAGGAAAAAGAGAAGTTTACAATGAAGATTATTTAGAAAATTTTATTAAAAATAATTCAAATATAAATAAATTTTTCAGTTAAAAAGTGTCGTTAATATTATTTTATGATAATATTAAATAAATTTTTATTATTATATTATTATATTATTATGTTATAAAAAATTATTATTTTGAATATTCATATTTTGTTACGTGTAATATATAATACTTATTATATAACTAATAAAATAATTAAAATTAATGGGTAAAATTAAATTTTATGTTCATTTAGAAAATTATTTATTTTTCATTACATTTTTTAATGATATTTATGTGGTTTTTATTTTTTTAAAAGTGCTAATTCAAGATACTCAAATTGCATTTCACAATAATATTTTTTTGTAGTATCATCATATGTTTCAATGTTTTCTATTTTATGAATATCAATGATCAATGATCTTTAAGTTATTTTTATATTGATATTATTTTTTAATATATTTTTCAAATATTTTCTTACATGAATTTTGTCTAACTTTTTCATTATAATATTCACATTTAAACTGATAATCCATACAATTCATTTTTTCATAACTTTTTGAATTATGAATTAAGCAATGAACTGCTAAATCGCAATATAATTTTGCCATATCAAAACAATGTTCATATTCTTTATTTTCCATTTAGAATAAAAATATTATATTTACATTTTTAAATATATATATTTTAAATATATATTTAATATATTTTTTTTGATATATTTAGAAAATTATTTTATTCTTCATTTTTTTGTTGTTTTTCTTTACATTTTCGTTTAACATATTGACATTTATATTTTATTTTATCACAATTTAAATTATTTTCTACATCATAATCTGTACAATGATATTTGATATTACAACAATAAGTATTCATCATTTTTTCATAATATTTTCCTTTATCGCATTTTTGTTCGTTATATTTTTTCATTTTATATGTAATTAGTAGAATATTATTTTTAAAATTGTATGTATATTTAAAATATTTAAAATATTTAGTGAAATATTTTTTTTAATTAAAATTAATTATTCGTATTTTTTTAATTTTTTTTTCTTGGCACATATTATAAAAATGGCAGGTGGTTTAATGCAATTAGTCGCTTATGGTGCTTAACGTCTTTGGGCATCAACAGTGAGCTGCCACTATGGTTCCGTGTATCACCATAGTGGATCAACAGTGTAAATACATGGTAATTGTTTTTGTAATAAACAATTATATATAACTCGCTAGTGAAATTTATAATTATTGCAATATAAATTTCGCGAGACTTCCAAATTGCGGGAAGTTCCTTATAGCTTCAACTACTTCTTATATATGGTGACATACATAATGCTGTCAGAGAAAGACTGATGGAATAGTAAAAACGTTGAAGATTGGATAATCCGCAGCGAAGCATCTTATTTCGTAAAAACTTTTTAAATAAATGTCTAGAATATTAATATAAAAATAATTTAATATGATTATTATTATGGGTGATATTTATTGTATAACAAGTCCTTCTGGAAAAAAATATATTGGACAAGCTAAAAAAAAATTATCGAGTGGTAAAAAATGGGGTTATCTTAGTAGATGGAGAGATCATATAGTTGATTCTAAAACAAAAAATTATTGTAGATTGTTGAATAATGCCATTAGAAAATATGGTCATGAAAATTTGACAGTTGAATTGATACATGAATGTAGTGTTGAAGAATTAAATGATAAAGAGAAATATTACATATCTTTTTATAATACATTATCTCCAAATGGATATAATTTGACATCTGGTGGATCAAATTCTAAACAATCAGAAGAAACACAAATGTTAAAATCTAAAAGTATGATTGGAAAAAATGTTGGAAAAATTTTTCCAAAAAGAAAAAGAAAATATGATGAAGATGATTATTTACCAAAATATGTCAGATGTGTTAGAAATAAAGAAGGTGATAAAATAGGATACATGATACAGCGACATCCTGTTTTAAAGCGTCGAAGTTTTAAAAACAAAAAAATGACCCTAGAAGAAAATTATGAATTAGCTTTAAATTATTTAAATAGTTATACGGCAGAAATAAGTTGAACGTTCAACGAGTAGACGGTAGTCGGGATTCTATGAAAGTACTAGCCACACTGGAGAATTCTTAAGGTGTATTCTAACCACACCATAAATGGTGTGAAAAGCAAGATGTATATCTCACAGGCAATCCACAAATCACATTTTGGAAGGTCACATATCGTAGACCAACAAATTTTGCAATTGAATCAATTGAACAAACATTCAATGGTCAAGCCGATTTCGGTCGTCGTGTTCAATGCACTATCAGCAGAAATGGTGATTTAGCTTATAGAACATATTTACAAGTTACATTACCAGAAATTAATCAACTCATGGGTAATGCTTCCTTTTCAACTGGAACTGGAAGCGGTGTCTATGCTCGTTGGTTAGATTTCCCAGGTGAACAACTCATCGCACAAGTTGAAGTTGAAATTGGTGGTCAAAGAATTGACAGACAATATGGTGATTGGATGCATATTTGGAACCAATTAACAATGACTGCAGAACAACAACGCGGTTATTTCAAAATGATTGGTAATACAACCCAATTAACTTTCATCACTGATCCATCATTTTCTGATGTTGATGGACCTTGTGACTCACAAGCACCACGTCAAGTTTGTGCTCCTCGTAATGCTCTCCCAGAAACAACACTTTATATTCCACTCCAATTTTGGTTTTGTTGCAATCCTGGTTTAGCATTACCATTAATTGCTTTACAATATCACGAAGTTAAAATTAACTTAGATATTCGTCCAATTGATGAATGTTTATGGGCTGTTACAACACTCAGTTGCAATTCTGGCGCTGATTCAGCTCAACCAGTTGTTGGTGGTCAAGCATCAGCTGCATATAAAGCTAATCAATATGCACCAGGACGTCCTGTTCCAGCTGCTATTGCATATAATCAATCCCTTGTTGCTGCATCATTATATGTTGATTATGTATTCTTAGATACTGATGAACGTAGAAGATTTGCACAAAATCCACATGAATATTTAATTACACAACTTCAATTTACTGGTGATGAATCTGTTGGTTCATCTTCAAATAAGATTAAATTAAATTTCAATCATCCAGTTAAAGAATTAATTTGGGTAGTTCAACCAGATCAAAATGTTGATTATTGTTCTTCCCTTGTTTGTGATGCTTTATTATTCAAAATTCTTGGAGCTCAACCATTTAACTACACTGATGCAATTGATGCTCTTCCAAATGCAATTCATGCTTTTGGTGGCCCAGCATCTATTGCTGCTGATAGTCGTTCATATATTGATGCTCGTGGATTATTTCAAGATGCTGGGGCAATTGATTATAATATTCCAGAAAGTTTCACAGGATACTGGCATGGTCCAAACAATCCATACAATGAATCAAATCTTGGTGGTCCAGCAGTTCCAGCAGTTTCAGGAGATCTTCCAGCTTCTATTTTAGAACAACTTCAAGATTTATCTGCTGCAGGACATAACCAAAATACTGGTGTTTCTGATGCTGGAACATTTGTCCTCTCTGAAACATCTTTAGATCTCCATTGTTGGGGACAAAATCCAGTTGTTACTGCAAAATTACAATTAAATGGACAAGATCGTTTCTCAGAACGTGAAGGTTCTTACTTCTCTTGGGTTCAACCATACCAATCACATACACGTTGTCCTGATGAAGGTATTAACGTGTATTCCTTCGCATTAAGACCTGAAGAACATCAGCCAAGCGGGTCATGCAATTTCTCACGTATCGATAATGCCACCCTACAACTCGTGCTCTCAAATGCAACAGTTGAAGGAACAAAAACTGCTAAGGTACGTGTTTACGCAACTAACTATAACGTATTAAGAATTATGTCAGGCATAAATATTACCTGTGCCAAACAGTTGACTGCCATGTTAGGTATTTGCTCTCTAATATGGATAAACAGTGTAAAGCAAATATGCAAAATTGCATCATATAATCAGCTAGTCTGTGTTTGACTAAATCAAACAGAGGCAACATTTCTAAATTGCGGGAACTTTCTTATAGTCTTTTCTACTACTTCATGCAATGAAAGTTGTATGAATACCAGGGGTAATGACCTATGGCATAGTAATAACGAAAAGAATTGGATAATCCGCAGCCAAGCTCCTAAGTGCGCTATTGTAAGCATATGGAGAAGGTTCAGAGACTATAATGGAATGGGGTGGAGAAAACTAACAATTTTCTGTGAAACCTTAAGGTATAGTCCACTCACATCTTAATTGATGTGTTTGGGGTGGCCTTAACGAAACAAATGTAATAATTTGTTTAACCAGGGCCGAAAAGCAGTATGCCGTAGCAAAACGACCTCTTGCTGTGGGAAATCATTTATGCTGTCGTATAAAAAAGCTAACTGCTAGTGATAATTTGAAAAAATTATTGCAACATATCTTGTTGTTCGGGGAAACCCTTAGAGCTTTTTCTACCAAGGATAATATCGAAAGAATTATCTGGCCAAGAGTAATGAACTTGGGTATGGTAATAATGAAAAAGATTGGGCGATCCGCATGCTTACTACCTAAATCCGATATGATAGGAAATGGTAGGGCGTCAGAGACTGAACGGATATGGGTCAGCGTTGAAGATCTAGTCAATCTGAGCTGGCTTAAGATACAGTCCTCCCCAATGGGAAACTATTGGGAATTAGAGTGCTTATTCAAATTAAGTTATTACACTCGTTACAATTATTTTACAAAAATTATAAAAAATATAAAAAATAATATAATTTCATTAAAAAATATATTATTTAAAAATGAATGTGTACGTACTATTTACATATCTACCCTCTTTAAAAATTAATGTGTCAATACTATTTACATGTCTATCTCTTTAAAAATTAACGTGTCAATACTATTTACATGTCTATCTCTTTAAAAATTAATGTGTCAATACTATTTACATGTCTATCTCTTTAAAAAATGATGTTTCGCAACATAAAAATATAAAATATTTTTGAATTCAAATTAAATTATCAAATATAATTCAATTTGAATTGAAATAATAATATTTGTTAATTATCAATTTAAAGACATGTCATGTATATATTTACATATAATTAAATGGAAGTAGTTAGAGCCTTCAATCAAAATAACTTACATACAGAAATTTTAATAAAAGGAACACCTGAAAATCCAATTTTTCGAGCTAGTGATATTGGAGAAATATTAGAAATGTCAAATATTAGAGCAACAATTCAAAATTTTAATGAAAATTTGAAGATTGTGGATGTAGTAGAAACATCTACTGGTCCTAAAAATGTTACATTTTTAACAGAATTTGGTTTATATGAAGTATTATTTAGATCTAGAAAACCAATTGCTGAAAAATTTAAAAATTGGATTTATGAAGTTATTAAAGAAATAAGATTAACTGGAGTTTATAATTTGCAAAAGCAACTTAAATTAAAAGATGAAGAAACTAAAATGCAAATTCAAAATGAAAATCAACTTACTAATGAAAGAGTTTTATTAGATAAATTTGCTAATATTGGAAGTATAATTTATATTATAAGAGTTAAAACATTTGAAAATGGAACATATATCATTAAAATTGGCGAATCAAGACAAGGAATAAGAATGAGATATAATGAACACAAAAGTAGATACGATGAATGTTTATTATTGGATTGTTTTCAAGTGCAAAAATCTAAACAATTTGAAAATATGTTACATCATAATAATATAATTCGTCCAAATAGAGTTAAAAATTTACAAAATCATGAAAGAGAAAATGAATTATTTTTAATTGGTCAAAATTTGACATATCAAATGGTATTAAAAATTATTGATGATAATATTGATAATTATAATTATACTGTTAGAGAATTATTATTGGAAATTGAAATGTTGAAATTAAGACAAAATAGTCAAACTTCCAACGTTGACATGGAATTGTTAGGAGAATTAATTGAATCTAATAAAAAATTAATTGAATCCAATAAAAAATTAACTGAAAATGTGATTTCTCTTGAAAATACTGTAAAAATATTGATTGAAAATTATACACAACCACTAAAAACAATACCATTAAATGAGTTCAAAACTAATGATGAAAATCAACCTATAATAAAAGAAACAAAATTAGTTACAGGATTTGGACATCAGATGCCTCATTTAGGACCACGTCTTCAAAAAATTAATCCAGAAACATTACAATTGGTTAAAGTTTACGAATGTGTAACAGAAGCAATGAATGAAGATAAAACTATAAAAAGACCGAGTATTAATAAAGCAATAAATGGAAATACAATTTATCGCGGATTTCGTTGGCTATTAGTTGAAAGAAATCTGGATCCAAATATAATACATTCAATTGAACCAACTAAACTAATTCAACAGCAAAATTTAGGATATGTTGCAAAATTGAATTCCAATAAAACTGAAATTTTAAATGTTTATTTGGATAGAAAAACAGCATCTATTATGAACAATTATCAAAGTTCTTCAGCATTGGATAATCCAGTTAAAAATGAAACTTTAAGTAAAGGAAATTATTATGTGCTGTATGAAAGATGTGATTCAAATTTAATTGAAAATTTTGAAGAAATATATGGAGAACCATTATTATATAAAAATGGAGTTGGACAATATGATGAAAATAATACTTTGATAAAAGAATTTAAAGATAAATATTCTTGCCAAAAAGAAATAAAAATGAGTGATAAAACATTAAAAAAAAGTTTGGAAAATAATGCTCTTTACAATGGACATTATTATCGAATGCTTGGAGAAAAATTATGCATGTGTTAAATTTATTTTGTTGCATTTTATATAAATAAATTTAAAAGTATTTTAATAATATTTATATAAAATGCAACAAAATAATATCAAAAATAAAAACAATAAATACATTCAAAATCGTAAAGCAACACCGGAAGAAATTATATATATATTTAAATGTGTAATTGAAGGATGGAAAGTGATAAAAATATATAACACAATGATTCAAAAAAAACCATCAACAAAGTTGACAAAAAAAATTGTTGAAAACATATCAACAGGAAATGTAAAAATTCATCAATTTGAATTAGAAAAAGAAGAATATGAAAAATATATAAATTTAAGACAACAAGTTTATGATTATCATTTACAAAATAAAAAAAATAAAAATGTTAATTAAATACAATTAAAATATACATAATTAAAATTATGTATATAAATATCAAGATTATATAAATAATTTAATTATGTCAATTACATTATTAACATCATCATATTCATTATAATATTTATATATGTTCATGTCTTCAATAATTCCAATTAATTTTATTTTATTTGTTAATAAAATATATTTATTTTCATGTATTTCTTGTGGAACATAAACAATTAAATTATAGTAGTTTTTTCTATAATTTTTTTTATTTTGATAGATGGTGCAATAAATTGATACATTATTCAATTCAATTTTATAAATATTTCTATCAATTCCAATAATTTTATATTCAATGCAATTTTTTTGCAAAAACTCATCCATTTTAAAATATTATTCATGAATAATATTTTAAATTAAAAATAATTTCAATTTTTTACAACTAAACAAAAACTAATCACCAACACATAATATATAATTTAACATATCATCCATACTTAAAAATCTTTTATTAAATTGTTTTTATAATCATATATTTTTTTTAAAAATATTGGTGGAAATATTGTCATTAATCCTCCACATAAACTATTTAAAAAATCATGAATATAAGAATATTTGTGTAAACGACAATTACAATAATCAGACTGATTACAATATGAATGACTATATTTACATGAAATTAAATAATCAATATGTGATAAACATGCCCCAAAAGTAAAAGAACTAAATACATAACCACACATAAAAAATAAATTTAAATTCATCATATTAATTTTATATATAAATTGTTTTTATATATATATATATATGAATTATATATAATTTATATATATGAATTATCAATTTTACAATAAAAATTAATTAATGTAAATACTATAATTATTGTTTAATATTATCATTTATTTTATATTTATTATCATCATAGTGATACTATTTTACTTATTTAATATTTATATTTAATAATATTGTTTTATAGTTATTTGCATTTTTTCTATTTTTTATTACCGTAACATATTTTATCTTCAACATTTACAATATGATACCCAAGTCCGGCTAAACTAATTACAGATAATATAAAAATATATCCACATATTAAACTCCCAATAACTTTCACTGTGTAATGATGTTTATTATCATTTTTTTTTGCAAAATTTTCTATATTAATTGCCAAATGAATATGCACCAAAACTAAATAAACTGATTAAATAAGTTCCAAATAATAAATTTTTATAAAAAAATATTATTGAATACATTAATTATAAATCATTATTTTTAAATTGTTTTTGTGATTATATATATTTTTTTAAAATATTAGTAGAAATATAATTATTAATTTTTATATAAACTAATGTAAAATTATTATTATAAAATTATTAAAAATAAATTTACAATAAAAAATTAATTGAATGACTTTTTAAAAACCCACATTTTTCTAATTGTTCCAGAAAATATTCCTTGAAATCCAATACATTTTTTTTGCAATTTTAAATTACATATTTTTCCAACTCTTTCTTTTATAAATTTATCAATTTTTCCAGATGATGTATCTGAAATATAAATGCATGCGTAACATTCTGGTTTTAATACTCTGTCACATTGGATAAAGAATGGCTCGTAAAATTCAGTAATCCAATTAGTATAAACTGGATTATTATTTGTGTAAACTTCATATTCAAAGAATGGTGGTGATGTAAATATGAAATCAACAGAATTTGATGATACATTTTGACAACCAATTTCAAATGGTTCTGAATGTATTTGATAAGAATTGCTAATTTTCATATAATTTTGTGATAGTTCTGTTACTGAATGTCCTAATAATGACATAAGTCTTGAATATCCGTATCTTAAGTCAATATTTGGATCAAAACCAATATATTTTTCAATTCCAGATATTTCAGCTGCTAATAATCTATCACCCCAACCAGAACAAGGATCAAGAACAATTTTAGGACAACCAAAATATTGATAAATGCTTTTTGCATAAATTGGCATAAAAGTTGTAGCAATTTTATAATTATATTTGCGAGTTAATTTCCATTTTTCTTCATTTGGATCATTTGAGTTTAAAATTTCATTTCTAAATGAAGAATTTGATTTCCAAATATCCCAAAAACTTTCTAATAAAATAGTTTCTATTTTTCCAGTATTAAAATTTTTTTTTTGTAAAGATAATCGTGTTTTTAATATTTGATCTTCTTGAATGCATCTAGTTATTTTAGAAGTTTCATCATTTGATGCTTTAAAAATGATTGAAAAATTATTTTCATAATCATTTACAATTGTAGGTTCTTCAATTCTTAATAAATCAATTAATTCAATCAAATTAACTGAATTAATTTCTCTTGGACATGATGGTTCATTAACTTCTGAGTTCAAACGTTCATTTTCTAAAATATTCATAATTTCTTCATGGTTTGTTGTTGGTTGAAATGATAATAAAGTATTTGAATTTTGCATTTAATTTATTTTTAAATATTACATTCATTAATAAAATTATTTTAAATCAATTTTTTTAATTTATATTTTTTAATTTATATAAAATATATAAAATATATAAAATGTCAAATGGAAATACTAATTATGGGAATGGATCTCTAGAAAATAACATAAATGGGAAAAATAACAGTGCTTTTGGTGTTTGCTCTTCAAAAACTTTAGATGTTTCATGGAATACAAGTGTTGGTGCATATGCTAATATGTCAAATGTATCTGGTGTAAGTAATGTTGCAGTTGGAACAAATTCATTGTTACTTGATGTAAGTGGTAGTTATAATACTGCCGTTGGAACTGCAACACTTTTAAATACAAAAAGTAATTCTAATACCGTTGTTGGTTCAAATTCAATGGAAAATAACGTATTTGGTAGTGAAAATGTTGCAATTGGTGTACAAAGTGGGTACAATAATATAAATTCAAATAAAAATACATTTTTAGGAAGTTATTCTGGATTTTATCATACTGATGGAAGTGAAAATGTATTTTTAGGTTTTGAAGCTGGTTTAAATGAAACAAATAGTTCTAAAAATACATTTTTAGGTGCTAAAAGTGGTGTATCAAATACAACTGTGAATTATGAAAATTCTACTGCAATAGGATATGGTTCTTTAATTGATTCAAGTAATCAAATTATGCTTGGAACTGAAAATATTTCAACTACTATTCCCGGAATGGGATATTTAACAAATATAAGCACAAATTACACAGAACAAAGCATTGTTCCAAAAAAATATGTTGATACATATGTATCTGGTGGTCTTCAAATTACTACTCCTTGTGAATGTGCAACAATAGAAGACATTAGTTTAAATCCACCAAATATTCCAACATCAATTGATGATGTTTCATTAGATGATGGAATGAGAGTTTTAATTAAATGTCAAGATAGTTCAAATAATGTTAGTTCTTCAAATATTAATAATGGAATTTATGTTTATTATTCAACAGGATTCGTGAGAGCAACTGATTGTTCTAATGGTGACAATGTAAAAGGACAAACATGTTTTATAAGAAATGGTACATTAAATAAATCAATTCTTTTTTCACAAAATAATTATAATACTTTGACAAATGAAGCAATTGTTGGAACTGATGCATTAAATTACACCGAATTTTATAAAATTACATTTTCAATAGGCAATGGGCTAGAAGTTGTTTCAAATACTTTGCAAGTTAAACCAAAAATTACAAACAATGCAGGAAATTCATTTTTACAATTTGTTGGAATTAATGGTGGTAATAATGATGTATCTTATTCACTTGATTCAGGAACAAAAGATATTTTGGTAAATAGTCTCAGAATTGGAAAAGGAAATAATAATTTAGCTCAAAATACTGTATTTGGTGTAAATTCAGGTTCAAAAATAACTAGTGGCAATAGTAACAGTTTTATGGGTTATTTAAGTGGTCGAGATAATACAACTGGTTATTATAATTCATTTTTTGGCATTGAATCAGGTTTATTAAATACCACTGGTATTGAGAATTCATTTTTTGGTGCGTTGGCTGGAACAAATTCAACAGGAATACAAAATAGTTTTTTCGGATCATTATCTGGAAGGGGTTCATCAAGTTTTACTGGTAGTTTTAATGTTGGTGTAGGTTGGGCATCTGGTAATAAATTAAGTACAGGAGAATATAATACTTTAATTGGTAGAGCATCTGGATTAAATTTAACAACTGGAAATCGAAATACAGTCATTGGTTCTCAGGCTGGGCAAACAATGGCTACAACTAGCAATAATTCATTGCTAGGATATACTGCTGGTACACGAATTGCAAGTGGAGATAAAAATACTTTTATTGGAACTTCATCTGGTGATTATTCTAATAGCATATCTCAATGTACATATTTAGGGTTTGAAACTGGCAGAAAAAATTATGGTAATAATTGTACTTTCATAGGCAGTGGATGTGGTAATACATTGAATAATTCAGATAATGGTAGTGAACTTAGTGGTTCAAATAATACATTTTTAGGTATGGAATCAGGATATTATTCTAATTTACCAAATCAAAATGTTGGTGGAAATAATACATTTTTAGGATATCATTCAGGATATGAATGGGAAGATGGCAGTTATAATTCATTTATTGGAACTGATTCTGGAAGAAGGGTAAAGGGATCACATAATTCTTGTTTTGGTAGTATATGTGGAACAAATATTTCTACAGGATCATATAATACTTTAATTGGTTATAATTCAAATGTAGATTTATCAAAAAACATTTCGTATTCATCAGCAATTGGATACAATGCAGTAGTTGATTTAAGTAATCAAATAGTTTTAGGAACATCAAGTGAGAGAACAAAAATTCCTGGTAAATTTTGGTGTATCAATGATGCAAGTTTTAATTCAAATGTTGATGTTTCAGGAACTTTAAATATCAGCAAATTGGCAGTCAATAGTATGAATGTAGGAACTGGTGGTATTGATTGTAGTGGTAATTTATTATGTGTTGATGATGCAACTTTTATTTCAAATGTTGATGTTTCAGGAATTTTAACTATGGTTAGTACAAATCCTTTGAATAGACAAATATCTTCTTCTTATTACAATTTTACAGATGGAGGAACAGGAGTAACAAATCAATCATACAAAGGAAGAGTTTATGCTCTTGGAAATACAATATTTTTCGCTAATGATATGAGTAACGGAGTCATTGATTTTTATAATAGTTCTTATAATGTAGCGTCATCTACAATGACATTAGACAGTTCATTTGTCAATATCAACAGAAGTTTATTAATTAATGGTGTCAGCAATTATTTACGCTTTCCTGATGGAACACAACAAACAACTGCATACACTGGGTCACAAAATGGTGCTACATACACTATAAATTATTATTCAAATCAAACTATTCCAATTCCTACTGGTTGCAGAAGGATAGACGTTTTGTTAGTAGGTCGAGGGGGGGACGCTGGTAATTTCAGTGGAGGCATATACGGCGGATCTGGTAGTGGAGGAAATAGTACTTGGTGTAATGGTATTCCAATGTATGAAGGAGAAAGTCTGAATTTGACTTTATCAACTACTAATACTACTGGTTATACTGGTTTAGTTCATGTAGTTAATACTATTTATGGAGAATTAGGACGAGCATACAATGGCAATCCAGGATCGAATGGTGGCCCAGCTGGGACTAGCAATACTGCTAATGTTGGATTTGGTAATACAACTTACGGCATGTGGTCCTTCGCATACGGAAATATAGGCGCAAATGGAACATCAAATCCTCCAGATATGACTGGAACAGGACAACCAATTACGAGAGCAACTCCATTCGGTGTCAAAACTTGGAACATATCTAAATATGGTTGTGGGCAACAAGTTCCAGCAACATCACAATTGAGTGGTTATTGTTCTATAACTTACTATATTGGTTCATAAAAATAAAATATAATCTATTGATGTATTATAATGAGTTGCAGTTTTAAAGATATAATCATTGAAAACACAGATTTTCCGCTTTTAACAAAAACAATAATTAATCAAGAAATTATAGAAAAAAATGGAAATTTTATTCCAATCAATCGTTTAGCACAATTAAAAGTAGCATTAGATGCTTTACAACCAGTCCCGCCAAATGCTACTACTGTTTGGTTTGATAATACGATATTATTACAAGATGCGATTATGAGTTTAGCAAGTAATACTATAAATAATAGTGGAATAGTTATCAATAATGATATACAAAATGGATATTTAACATTAGATAGTGGCGATAATCCACAATTTAATTATGTTGGACTATATATGACAGATTATATAGACCCTTCTGGAAATTATGCTGGTTCTAAAACAAATATAAATCCTAATAGTATATCAGTTATAAATAATAATGGATTATCAAATACAAATATTATAGATAGTCAAATAGTTATGACTGATGGAACTGGAACATATTTAACACAAATTAAAAATTCTTTTCCACAATCTTATATTATTCAATCTTCTCCAAGTCAATTAGGTGGAACAAGCACATCATTTTATGGAGCACAATATATGACATTGAATAATAATGGAAATAATTATAGAATTGAATTGAATACACAAGGGTCAGCATTTGGAAGTCCTGGACTATTAATAACTGATGATACTGATACGAGAGCAACGTATTCAAGTCAATCTGCTATAATAACAACATTAGGCGGACCAACAAACACTTTAACTGCTGGGGATATGACTATAAATGATAATGGTTCTATTAATGTTTCACAAATTACAAGTGATTATGCACAATTTAATACGACATCCTCATCACAATCTAATTTAACATCATCATATTTATCCATTGATGATGTAGGTAATTCTTCATATACAAGATTAAATGCTAATGATGGATTGAGAATACAAAATGATATATTAGCAAATCCTCCAACTTCAACTACTGATTTAACTTATGGATATTTAACAATAGACCAATCATCAGTGGGTGGTTATAGAAGTAGTTTATATCCAAGTAATTTAAATATTATTGCTCCTACAACTGAAACGATGACATTATCAACTGATTATTTAGAATTTCAAACTGGAACTTTTACTATTAAACAATCGGCAAATGGAACATTAATTTTTTTAGATGATAATAACAAACAAATAAATTTAGAGACATTAAATTTAACGAGTTATAGCAACAATTATACTTTACCGATTTGTTATACTTATAAATATAGTCGTGGATTTAATTTTTCAACTCCTACTACTTGGCAAATGGTAAGAAGTGATACTATAAATTCATTGCCTAACGATTTTTATAGTAGTGCTAATCTTTTTTGGGATTACAAATTAGAAATATCTTTAAATTTGAATGCTTGTTCTAATCCTACTGATAAGGCGATGGCGTTTTATTTTGAATTTAGGGATAGTAATGGAAATCCTTACAATCCATTTTTATTCAATTTAAATACTCCATTTACGAGACATTCTAATGGGTCAACTTATAATAATACCGCAACTGATATGCTTACTTTTACTTTAACTGATTATGTTAATTTAAATGGAATAGGCGGTGTTGCTCCTCCGTTAGAATGGAGACTTTGGTGGTATGCTGATAATCCTGTTTCTTCTAATTTTAATATGTTAATAAGTATGACGAGAACTAACATAGTTTAATTTCTCATAATATAATAATGAACGATAGTTTAATTTATGATATCGCAACTTTGGGCGGTGGAGGTAGTGGAACTGGTGCAGGAATAAATTTTCCAACATCATCAACATCTTATATAGGTGGTTGCATTTACATTACTTACTATTTTAAATGATGATGAAATGAATATTCAAAAATTAATAAAATAGTTTGATTCACAAAAAAATATATATATTTACGAAAATATATATTTATACATTTTTACATTTCAAATGTCGATTAATATATATATATTTGTTTTATTATTTCATCAACCACTTTTTCACCATAACTTTGAATGATTTTTACCATTTTTTTATTCATGTTTCAGTATTATTTACTTTATTACTATGTATATCGTCACAATTTCTTTCGCATTGATCGTAATATTCTCTTTATATATTATAATAAATTATAAGGTAATAATTTTGCATTGTTTTTCTGTAATATATAATTCAGCATTTGAAATGTAAAAAGATGTAAAATAAAAATATTAATTGAATTTTACAATAATTTCTACTCTTTCTTTTTTGATACTTTTTGTTGCTGATACAGATAATTCTTCACGTTTTTTTCTTGTTTTTGATGCAATATTTTGAATTGTTTGTTGTGTTTGTGGTAGTTGCTGTGTAGAATTTTGCTGTTCAGCAATTGCTTTAATCATCATTTCTTTTCTTTTTGAAGCACTATTTCTTGTATTCATATCTTTTTCAATTATTTCATAATTTTCTTCAATATAATCAACAATTTTATTTTCAATAGACCATTTAAAAAAATTTAATTGACCTATTGTTGTTTCAATATATTTTTCATCATTATATGGAAACATTGTTTTTTCATATCGACAAAATGGGTCAAATCTTTTTTTAGAATATGCTTTTAATTTTAATTTATAATCATTATAAACAATGAATCTTTTTCCATTTAGCATATATATCGTAAAATATTTTTTTGCATAATTAGTAGTAAACCAATCAATAATTCTTAAAGATATTTTTGATTCTCCTGTTATAATTTTTAACATTTTATCTAAATTATTATCAGGATTAAAAACACCATCAATAGTTGTTTTATAATATTTTTTTAAATTATCCAATAACAAATCATTTTGAGTTATTTTTGTCGATTTTAAATTCATATTGTGTAAAATTATTTGTTTTTTTTAAATACTTTTTTCAAAAATATACATTTTAAATATAAATATATATTTTTTAATAAATTATATATTTATTTCAATGATTTTTTGGAAATGGAAAAAAGATGAAGAATATTATAAAAGTTATAAAAATAATTCAATAAAAATAATTGAAAATGCAAATACAAATGCAAATACAAATACAAATGCAAATACAAATGCAAATGCAAATATAAATGCAAATAAACGTGAAGATATCGATAGTAAATTATCTAATCGTTCAATGATTTCTCAAACTAGTCAAAACCCATTTTTACAAAATTTAACATTTTCTGAACACTTGAATATTTATGTTTCAAATTTAAAGTGAGCGAATGCACATAGTGTATAATAGTCTGCTAACAAAATATCCAATAAATATAGATAATAATGTGTTAAACATTCCTAATAGTGTATTAAATTTAACTTTCTTTGATTTCATTAATAAAATTAAAAAAGAGAATGATGTTATAACAAAAATACATCCACTAATTACTGCTAAAAAATAATAATACAAGCAATATTCTTTTGGTAAAGGACCGAAAAAATAATTCATAAAATCCATTTTATATTATTATTCAATATTTTATTTTTATTTTACCATTTTTTATAAAAATAATATATGTTTTTTATAAAAATAATATATATTTTTTAATTTGTAAATATTTTTTGATTTATAAATATTTTTCAATTAATATATTTTTATAAAATATCTAACATTTTTTATCTCATTTTTTTAAATTTATTTCAGAATTAATGTAAATTTTTTTTATCGATGATTCTTCAAATTCAAACAAATTGTTTAGTTCTTTTTCATTTTCATTTTTATTTTCATTTGAATAATTTTGCTTATTTATTATTAAATTTTTAGTTAATAAAAATGCATTTTTATTTATTCTTCTTCTTTTTAAATTGCATTTAAGACAAGAAATTACTAAATTCCCAATATTATGTCCCAAATCATTATCAATTCTGTCTAAAGTCCATTGTGACATTTCACGAACTTCTTTGTAAAGAATAAAAATTTCTTTGTGACAATAAATGCATTTTAATTCACATTCAAATAATAAAGAAATAACATTATTGAATGTAGTGAAATTATTAATATTTAATATTTTTTTTATTATATCTTGTTGTTTGTAACTAGATATTTTATGTTTAATATTGTTAATAAATATATTAATATATTTTTTACTAATTTTATTATCATTATTATCTGAATAATTATTAATTTTAAATATATTAGAATGTATTTTGTTTAGAATTTGCAACTGTGTTTCAAAAGAAAGTTCCATATCATCAATATCCCAAGTATGTGTTTCAACTCTCATTTTTCTTTCTTTGCTTTTTGTTACATTCGATGTTTCAGATGGGTTTACAATTGAAATGTTTTTTGTTGAATTTTCAGGTTCTACTGTTAACATTTATATTTAAATATTATTTGATATAAATATTTTAATATAAATAATTTTTATTATGAATATAAAAAAATAAAATTTATATATATAAATGTTTTAATATAAAACTAATTAGATATATAATATATTATAATAATGATTTTTAATTAAGAACAAAATGAAATAAATAAAAATGAAACAATTAATGTAAATAATGAATCAATAGATGCAACTACTAAATCAACAAATGTTGATTATAAAAAAAAAATGTATCAAACAAGAAATATTGTAATGAACACTTCTTCAAAAAAAACAATTAGTTTAAATAATTTGGAAACAATGTTAGAAACTGAAAGAAATAATAATGACAATGAAACATGGACAAAATTAAGTAAAACAATTAAATTAAAAAAATTAATAGTTTATGCATCTGTTTATAAATTAGAACATAATTTATCTGATAATGAACAAGAAAAATTAATATTATTTTTTAAAAATTGTTTGGATAAAAAAAAATTACAAAGAGTAAAAGATGTTGATTATAATAGAGAAACTGGTGAAATAGTTTCAATTCCAGCATTAATACATAATAAAAATAATCATAATTTTACATTAAAAAATATATATAAAAAAGTTATTACTGCAAAATGTTTATCATCAAAAAAAAAAAATAAAATGAATTTTGAAAATAATAATTTAAGTGAAATTTTAAATAATGATGATGAAATTAATTAAAAATTGAATATAAAAAATAAAAATTAAATTTATATAAATATTAAATTTATATAAATATTAAACTTATATAAATATTAAACTTATATAAATTTATATATAATGTATGAAATAAATTTAGAAGATTGTTTGAATGAAATAATACCAGATGAAAATTTAAAATTTTTCTCAGATGATGATGAAATTGAACTATATAACATGTGTTTTGATTTAATGATTGAGTTTGTAGAACAATATCCAACATTAATATCAGAACCAAATTTTGAAGAAATATTTGAAGAAAATATACATGAAATGATACATTGTCATTTTGAAGATTCAATATTTTATACAAAAGATGTTGAAGAAGAAATTGACGAAATGATAAATTATTGTATGGATGATTTTTATAGATTTTTTATGCCACCACGTTCATATCCATCAACCATTGTTTTGAACAAACCAAAAATAGAAAAAATATCATCAATAATAAATAAATTAAGAAATATTCCACAACCAGCTCAAAGAACTAATGAATGGTATTCTTATAGATATAATTTAATTACAGCTTCCAATGCTTATAAAGTATTTGAAAGTCAAGCAATGAAAAATCAATTAATTTATGAAAAATGCAAACCATTAAAACAAGAAATATTTGATGAAGATAATGAAGATATAAAAAATATAAAAATTGGAACATTTGTAAATACTGATTCAACACTTCATTGGGGACATAAATATGAACCATTATCAATAAAAATATATGAAAAAAAATTTAATACAAAAATAGAAGAATTTGGATGTATAAAACATGATAAATATTATTTTTTAGGTGCATCACCAGATGGAATAAATGTAAAAATAAATGATGACAGATACGGAAGAATATTAGAAATAAAAAATATTGTAAATCGCGAAATTGACGGAATTCCAAAAAAGGAATACTGGATACAAATGCAATTACAAATGGAAGTTTGTGGATTAGATGAATGTGATTTTTTAGAAACAAAATTTATTGAATACGAAAATTATGATGATTTTAAAAATGATTCAATAATTGATGTTGATGAAGATAATAATGAATTTACTAATATGGTTGAGTCAAAAGATAATAAAATTAAAGGAATGATGATGCAATATTTAAAACAAGATGGTTCACCATATTATGATTATATGCCATTTGATTTATATGATGAAGATGATATAGATGAATGGATTAGTAATTCATTAGATAAATATCAAAATGATATTTATAATTATTCTTTCATTAAAAATATATATTGGAAATTAGAAAAAATGAGTTGTGTATTAGTTTGTAGAAATAAAGTATGGTTTAATTTAATAATCAAAGATATAGAAAATATTTGGAAAATAATAGAAAATGAAAGAATTGATGGATATGAACACAGACAACCAAATAGAAAAAAAATAGAACAAAAAGAAAATCAAAACAATGAAATTAATGAAAATAAAAATAATGAAAAGGTTGTAAAAATTTCTCAAATAAATTTATCATTTAATAAAATTCATGTTCAACAATCAATAAAAAATGAAGGAAAATGTTTATTAAAAATTGTAAAAAAATAAATGCGTTAAAATATATATATTTTTTTCTCTTTATATATATTTAGGAAAATCTTTTGTAAAACCATTAAAAAATATTGGAAGCCCAGCATACTGAAAAGTCGAAATATTTTTTTAACCCCCATTTGAAACTGAAAATTTAAGTTTGGACATTTTTAGCAAAATACTTACGCTTACCAACACACTCTCAACTTTTATTATTTATTTAAATATTTTCTTACTGAAATGGTCTTATTTTTTATAAAAAATATGTAAGTATTTGCGTAAGTATTTTGCTAAATTATGGTAACAAAATTAATTATTTAAATAATAAAATGTTATTTAAAATAGTGTCATATACAAAATTATTTTAGCGTAAGTATTTTGCTAAAAATGTCCAAACTCAAATTTTCAGTTTCAAATGGGGGTTAAAAAAATTTTCGACTTTCCAATATGCTGGGCTTCCAATATTTTTTAATGGTTCTACAAAAGAATTTCCTAAATATATATAAAGAGAAAAAAATATATATATTTTAACGAATTTAAATAAATAATTAAAAATAAAAATAATTAAAAATCATCATTAATTTCAAAGTTTTCTTCAATATTTGAAGTATCTGCTAAACCATAAGCATCAACACGTTTTTCAAAAAAATTTGTTTTTGATTCTAAACTTATTAATTCCATGAATTGAAATGGATTATTGACATTATAAATTTTATCATATCCTAATTGAACACATAATCTATCAGACACAAATTTAATATATTGTGTCATTAAATCAGAATTCATACCAATTAATCTACATGGTAATGATTCACAAATAAAATTATTTTCAATATTCACGGCTTCTATTATAATGTTATGAATTGTATTTTGATCTAATTTATTTATTAATTTTGAATATAAAAGAATTGCAAATTCGCAATGTAATGCTTCATCACGTGAAATCAATTCATTAGAAAATGTTAACCCAGGCATTAATCCACGTTTTTTTAACCAAAATATGCTACAAAAAGCACCAGAGAAAAATATTCCTTCAACACAAGCAAATGCGACCAACCTTTTTGCAAAATTACTTTCTTCATCATAAATCCATTTTTTAGCCCAATCAGATTTTTGTTTAATACAATCAAAATTTTCAATTGCATTAAATAATCTTTTTTTTTCAGATGAGTCTTTAATATATGTTTCAATAAGCAAACTATATGTTTCTGAATGTATATTTTCCATAGCAATTTGGAAACCATAAAAAGCACGAGCTTCTGAAAGTTGAACATCAATCATGAATCTTAATCCTAAATTTTCCAAAACAATTCCATCACTAGCAGCAAAAAATGCTAAAATAAGAGATATAAAATGACGTTCATCATCATTTAATTTATTATTCCAATGAATATTATCTTTTGTTAAATCAATTTCTTCTGCACGCCAAAAACATTCAACTGCTTTTTTATACATTTTCCAAATATCTTGGTGTTGAATTGGAAACATAACAAATCTAGAATCATCTGGAATTAATAATGGTTCAGTCATTTTAAATATTATATATATTATTTTTTTGTTTTTATATTTTTATTTTTATATTTTTTATATTTTTTATATTTTTTATATTTTTTATTTTTTTTATTTTTTTTTATTTTTTATATTTTATATTTTTTATATTTTTTATGTTATAAAATAATAAATAAAATATATAATAAATGGATTTAAAAAAATTAGCAAAAAGAGATAGAGCAATTAGACAAATAACAGAACATTTAGATGGACTTAATGATCTTTTAAATAAAAATGTAAAAGAAATTTCAAAAAAAGAAAAAACAAATAAATATTTATCAAATGTCAAAACACAATTTAAGGAATATGAAAAAACGATTAAAAATGCAAATGAAGAACAATTGAGATTATTCAATGTTTTAAAAATTCATTTGGAGGATTTGAAAAATAAAAAAAATGAATTAAAAGAAAGCATTGAAAATGATTTGGTTGAAATTGAAAAAGAAATATTTGTATTAAATAAATTTAAATAAATAGATGTATTTTTTAATAAAATATATATTTTAATTTTTCTATAATTATAATATAATAAATGAATTTAAAAAAACTAATAAATAAGGTAATTGATAATAAAACATTTTATTATGTTGTTCTATTTTTAACAATAATTCATGTATTAGCATATTTAATGAGAAAAACATATAATTCAATTTGGGTTTTATTTTTAACTGGAATTATTATTTACAATTTTACAAAAAATAAAACATTAGTATTATTAATCAGTCTTATTATAACTCATTTTTATACAGCAACAAAAAATCTTTATGAAGGATTAGAAAATAATAGTGAAACTTCTACAAAAGTAAAAAATGCAGAAAAAATTGATAAATTAAAAAATACTGATGCTGAGTTAGGAAATGCTGCTGAAAAATTAGATGGAACAAATAAAGAAAAAATTAAAGATGCAAAAACAATAAAAATAGACAAAGCAAAAGAAATTAAAGATCAAAATAATCCAGATATGAATGAAACATCAGAAACAACAGGTGAACCAGTTCCAGAAAGTTTTGAAGGTGGAAAAAAAGGAACAGTGAGATTAGATCATGCTGCTACTATTGAAACTGCATATAGTGATTTAGAAAATATTTTAGGAAGTGATGGTATAACAAAATTAACTGATGATACTAAAAAATTAATGAATCAACAAAAAAATTTATTTCAAACAATGAACCAATTAGCTCCTGCAGTTCAAGAAACAATGTCAATGTTAGAAGGTATGGATTTAAATAAATATACAAATTTATCAAGTACTGCAAGTGATATTCAAAGTAAATTAAAAAATATGTTAGGAAGTGGAAATAATGTTAAAGCAAGCAATGATAAAACAACAAAATAAAAACAATTTATAAAATATTATTGTAAAATATATAATAAAAATTATATATATTATAAAAATTATTTAAAGATAAAAAAATATATTTAATGTCTTTCAAAATATTATATATAAAATGTTTATTCGTAAACCACGAAAAAATAATTGTAATAAAGTTATGCTATTTACTAATGCGCGTGATGAAAAAAATATAAATGAATGGATAGCTCATCATTTTTTATTAGGATTTGATAAAATTTTTATATTTGATCATTTATCTGTTATTCCTATAACTGCACCAAGATTTGGAGGAAAATTAACAATTTGTCGTATTAACCAAACTAAAAATAATATTAAATTAGATTTTATTAAACGTGCATTAAATATAGCTTTAAAAAATGATGTTAGTTGGATGCTTTATTTAGACGCTGATGAATATTTATGTATTAATAGTCATACTAATATTAAAAGTTTTTTAAATTATTTTAGCAATGCTGATATGATAGGTATAAATTGGTTAATGTTTGGATCAAATAATTTAATTGAACAACCTGAAGATGGATTATTAATTAAAAATTTTACAAAAAGTGAAATAAATTTAGACCAACATGTAAAATGTTTTGTTAGACCAGAATGTGTTAAATCAATTGTTAATCCTCATTATTACATAGTTTATGATGATGCACGTGTTTATAATGGAATGGGACTAAGAATGGTTATTGGGCCATTCAATATAATTCCACTACCTTTTTTTAAATCACCTATATATTTAGCACATTACTATGTTCAATCTGAAAAACAATATAAATTTAGAAAAGGAAGAATAATGGATGATGGAACAAAACCAAATATACCATCAAGTGAAGAAATACATAACATGTATAATAAAATAGATAATCATCAATTAAGATGTAAATATTCTGAAAATATAAATATATTTTTAGAAAAATATTTTAAACAAATTTAAAAAATATTTATTTATGTTGTGTTTATATAACATGCATATACAAGCACAAGATTTTACATATTTTGTTAAACGCACTCTTTATTATTATTTTAATAATAAACGTGTGCTTGATGTTGGAGCTGGAGATATAAATGGAAATAATAGAGAATTATTTGAAAATTGTGTATATGATGCAAATGATGTAATACAAGCAAATAATGTAACAATTGTATCAAAAACAAAAGATTTACCTTTTGATGATAATACATTTGATACCATTATATCAACAGAATGTTTTGAACATGATCCAGAATATAAAGATTCATTAATTAAAATTTACAATATGTTAAAACCAGATGGTTTATTTTTATTTACTTGTGCCTCAACTGATAGGCCAGAACATGGAACTAGAAGAACAACACCAAATGATTCTTATGGAACTATTGGAGGACTTGATGATATGTCAGATTATTATAAAAATCTTACTGAAATTAATTTAAATGAAGTTTTAAAATTAAATGAATTATTTTCTGTTTGGGATACTTATTACAATAATGTGTCAAAAGATTTATATTTTTTAGGAATAAAAAAAGGAAATTTTAAACCTGGAAGAATAGAAAAATATCGTAATAAGGAAGTCATTTGTACATCAAATAATATTAAATAATATTTATAAAACAATATTTATATATATTAATAAATGCGTAATAAATATAAATGTCAAAATGGATTTATTTGTTTTGAAAATATTACATTTATAATTGGAATCATTGTTATATTTTCAATTGGATATATAATATATAAATCATCACCAAAAAATTTACATATTTCTGAAAATGACATAAAAAATCAACAAATACAATCTTTCCCACAACCAAATCAAATAAATGTTAATAATTACAGTGATTATGCAACTTCTTATTCAAGCCCATATTATCCTCCATTGAAAAATGAAAGTTATTTAGTACCAATTCCTGTTGTTTCAATAAATCAACCAACTAATGTAGGTTATGTTTCATCAAATTATTCACAAGTTGGAATTTTAACACCAGTGAGTCAAACAACAAAAAATAATATTTTACCGTTAATGGGAAGACCATTATTATCGAATAGAAGTAAATTTCAATATTATACAATAAGCAATCAACATAACAATGTAAAACTTCCAGTGTCTGTTAATGGAAAATCAGGACTTTCTGAATATGGTGTTGATGAATTATTTGATGGAGATACAGTTTATGTAGAAGGATATGAAGATGTGTTTAAGGTTACTAAATATGAAAATAGTACATTAAGATATTTACCAGTTATTTAATAAACAATATATTTTTATAAAATAAATATATTATAAATTATAAAAATAAAAATTTGTATTTTTTTTGAAAAAAAATATTTCTTCAATATTAACAATTTCAAAATGATCTGTTTGAATGCCATGTATTTTTTTTATTTTTTTTTTAATTTTATTTTTAGCATAATTTATTGCATCTAAATAGTTATCGGAAAAAATACTTGTTGTTATAAAATAACCAATTCGTTGTAAATTATTTTGTCCATCAAGCGTTATTGAATAATATGGCATATTTATAATATATATTTTTTATAATATATATTTTATAACATATATATATAAAATTAATATTCAATTAATGAAACATTTAAAACTTTGTTTGGTTTAAATTTTAATAAATCAGTTAATTTATCAGTTGTTTGAAATAAATCACTACTATATATATCTTGTAATAAACACCATTCAAATAAACCACCTTGATAAATATATACATTTTTAAATCCTAAATCAATTAATTGTTTATATTTATTATTTACTGTATCATCATTTGAATTTTTTCCATAAATAATAATTGTTATTGTTCTCATTTTATCAGAATTATTTAATAATTTATTTATTACTATTTCTTCCTTATCAAATGGTAAAGTATTTAAAATTAAACAAGTTTGTAAATTTTCAGATAATGTATTTATTAATAAATGATTATCAATATTTTTAATTGCATATTGAACATCTTCAAAATTTACTTTTTGTATTGATTGTGTATTTCCCATTATTATAATTTTAAGAAAATGATAATAAATTTTAAATATATATTATAAAAAATAAATATATATTATAAAAAATAAATAAATATTATAAATTTTAAATATATATTATAAAAAATAAATATATATTATAAAAAATAAATATATATTATAAAAAATAAATATATATTATAAAATATTTTTAATTTTCATCTTCATCATCACTTACATCATTGACATCTTTTTTATTATTAATTTTGAAATTTGATGAATTTACTTTTTCTTCATTATTATATTTTTCAATTATTTTTTCTTCATTGTTATCTTCATTATCACTTTCTTCAGAAATAAAACCATCTTCACTATTATTTTCATTTATTTCTTGATATTCTTCTAATTCTTCATTCCATATTATATTTTTAGAATTAAATAAACAATTCATATTTAAAACTTCAGGTTTTTCATTAAAATTTAAATATTGAAATAATGTTGTAACTTGTTGCATATCTCTAAATCTTGCAGTGTAATCTTGTTGTATATTACTTCTTCCAATTCTTCCGAGTGATTGTATAATTTTTTCTTGTGTTGCATCTAAATCTTTACTTAAATATCCATGACAAAATTGATAATTTGTTCCAAATATATAATCTCCACCAGCAATTATTAAATATAATTTTTGCTTATCAGCAAGTTGTTTCATGATTTCACTGTATTCAATATTTTCATGTTGTGTAAATACTCCAATTCCAAGTAATAATAATATTTTCCAACTATCATCAACATTTAACATCATTATTGATGTTATTGTATCATCATCAATACTGCTTGTAAATGATCTTGTTGTATCTAATCCTTCAGCCCATTTATTTTTATGTAATAATTTATTTGGAATGAACATATCATCAAGTGATGCTTGTTGAATTGCTGATTTTAAATTATTTAATTGTTCTGATAATTGATTAATTTGTTTATTATCACTTTTATTTAATATTTTATTGACAATTTTAGTTTTATTTTGTTTATTTCTAGAACTAGCATTTGGATCATCATTTGTAATTTTATCAGTTATTTTATTTTCTTCAAATTCAATTTCTTTTTCAATTTCTGTAACACGTTCATTGATTTGATTATTTATATTAATTTTATTTTGTATATCTTGCATTATACTTGCTGGAATATTTGCTTGTTGAATACAAAATTTTGCAATTTTATTTAAGTCTTTTGCTAAAAAGATTGTTGGACCATCTGTTAATGTATAAGCATCTCGTGTAGTAACATATATTCCAATATTATTAATTTGTTGTTCTAATAAAGATGAATTATTTGTATTTGCACTTATTGAAGTTCCTGGACCAACGCTTGATATTTTTTTAATATTATTTTGCTTATTTCCTTTTAAATCAATTGTTGTATTAATATTAATTTTTTTAATTCTTGTTAATTGGAAATAATTATAAATTTGTTCCCATTTATTTGGTAAAATATTTTTAAGAACTTTTAAATAATATATTTTAATTGTTGTCATATTAATGTCATTTATAGTTTCAAAATTACGATCAAATTTACATGATTTTTTTGAAAAATTATTTTCTTCAATATAAATACAAAATTTAGAAACTTCATCTAGATCAATATATCTTAATAATGTTAAATTTTCTTCACATTGTTTAACAACATTTAAAATATTTTCATAATTTTCATATAAATAATGTGGCATAATTACAAATCCATTATTATCAATTAGTGGAATAGTTTTACGACAATCATAACTAGATATATTTATGATATTTGGATTTAATTGACTAAATTTTTCTTTAAAATCATTGATTGTTAATTCTAATTCGCTTAATTTTGGCAATGTTGCTGAAGATAATACTATATTTGGTATTACATTTTCTTTCCAATTTTTTTTAATTATTCTATGTAAAGGATGATTTTTATAATCCATTGATATTGTTGGTTCATCCCAATATGTCACTATATTTTCAGCTTCATTAAAAGCCAACATATAATACATTGCTGGTAAATAAGATCTAACATCACAAATCATTATTTCCACTTTATCTCCAATGCTATTATCAACTTTTTTTATTTGACCTGTTCTTTTATTTGTTGTATAATCAGTTGCTGCGAAATAATGCAAACGTATTTCTGATGAAGTAGAACAACCAAATGCAAATGCTATTTTTCTTTCTATTGATATAGCTGATTTAGCCAGTGATAACCCAACATGCCTAGCAGCACAAACAAATATGAGTCTTTTAGAAGTAGAAATTCCTAGAGGTGAAATAGTTTTTCCAGTACTAGTTGGTGCAATATATAAAATTAATTTAGCTCCACTTTGCTTGATTGAGGTAAATAATTGTTTTTGATGTGTATATAAAGATAAATCAGCAAATTTTAATAAATTTTTATTTTTTTCAATTATATCAGATGATTTTTTTAAAACATACAATAAATCTAAATTATTCTCTAATTTTGATAATACAATACGACAAATGTCTTTTACATAATGTATTATTTTTTCAATGTTATTTTCTAACAATTTATTAATTGTGTAATAATAATAATGCCATTTATTATCATTTTTTTTAAAATATTTTAATAATTGTTCCAAATTATGAATTAAAATATATTCATAAATATTTTCAGACACTGTCTCGTCAATGATGTCAAATCTTGATACACGTACATTGTCAGCACTTTTTAATTTAACAATTGATGCGATGTTAATTGAATAAATAAAATTTGTATTATCATTGTTATTATTATTATTTTCTTTTTGCTGTTTTTTAGATGTGTTAAATTGAATATAATTTATTTTATATTTTTCAATTAAATATTTTACTTTTTCAGAAAAATATTTGTTGAATAAATAATCTTCAAGTGAGTTGTTAAAATCTATTTTCAAATAACTAAAAATAGATTCAGTTTTATTAATTTTAATATTAACGTTATTATATCCTTCTGTCATTAAAATTAAAATTTCTTTTTCATTATTTGATACTGGAATTTCAATAGAGTTCCATTCAGATTTTGATAATTTTTTTTGTTTGAGATCCATTTGTTTTAAAATTAAAAGTTTGTTTTTAAATTAGTTTTTAGTTATATATAGCTATTAATATTTAAATTAATTTTTTTCAATTTTTTTATTTGATTTTTTATTCAATTTTATTTTTTTATTTTTTTTTTGTTTGATTTTTTATTTTTTTTTGTTTGATTTTTTATTTTTTTTTGTTTGATTTTTGTTTGATTTTTATTTGATTTTTTATTTTTTATTTTTTTA